AACGAGGTCCGCATGGAGCTAAGCTCTTGGATTAACCAGATTCCCGATAAAGATCGGGAGTACTTCGTAGCCAGTGGCCATATGGTCACGGAAAAGGCTGGAGTACCGCGGTATCATACGATCCGCATACCTGGTATTGCTGAACCGGAGGATGAGCCCGCTGATGCGGGCTGGCTTGAGCCCTATAGGGCCAAGTCAACTCCTTTTCCGGTTTTCACTGGTTTGAACAAGCATACTGGTCTTATGATCATGGCTTGTGCTACCGAAGCCGCTCAGCGACGGGGTGTCCTCAATGAGGATCTCCAGTTAACTCATAAGAGTTATCCAATCGCTGAAGTGGCAGTTGTGTCGGAACCTGGATTTAAATCCAGGATTGTCACCAAAACCGAATGGTGGCTTACGACACTCTTACAACCTTATGCTCACTGGATGCTTTCAGAAATGAAGGCTTTTCCATCCGCCAGACATGGTCTGGGCGGAGCCCATCAGGGCTTCGAGTGGGCAAAGGATTCAAGCTGGAAAGAATGGAATTCATCTTATGATGACTTCTTGCTCCTATCGTCTGATTTAAGTCAGGCGACGGATCATTGCTCACATGAAGTGGGCTACCAGCTTATGACGGGTTTACTCGACGGGTTGGGATTATCTAATGATTATTTCAACCTTTGCGTTGAGCTTCAAACCTGTAATCGTCGCGTCATCTCTCCCATTATAAATGAGAGTTATGACTGTGTCACGGGCATCCTTATGGGTGACCCTGGCACAAAGGTTGTTCTTACTATGTTCAACCTTGCGGCAGAGCAGGAGGCTGCTTTGACCTTCTTTGAAGGTCACATCCCTCCGGACGTTCACTGGCGCAATTTTGCTTGCGCTGGTGATGACCACATCGCTTTCGGACCACGAGAATACCTTAAGGCAATCTCGCAGGCCCATCGGGACAACCATATGGTTGTCTCGGAGGATCAGAACTTTCGTTCTGACCGACTTTCGCGATACTGTGAACAGTTCATCTATATGGATGAAACTGTAAAGCCTTATCAGGGCCGAAACTTGAACAGGGCTCCTTACGAGGAGAACTGTTTTGTCGACGCCTTAAAGATAAGGTTATTAAGTAGAGAAGTCAAGGGCCAAGAGGCCCGTGATGAGAAGAATCCTGCCATAGGGAAGGGTTCGGCTCTTTCTTCCTATATCGAATGGTCAGCACCTGGATTCCGGAACCATATGGTTCTTGGAGTTTCCAGGTACTTCCATTCTAGAATGTACTCCCTTCTGGAAGGCGTGCATCTGCTTAGGCTGATGCCATGCCAATTGGGAGGTTTAGGACACTGTCCAGATTTCCGGTCTGAAGACTGGGCATGGATGGTGTCTAATTTGAGCAAAGAGCATATAAATGCTATTTGCTATATCAAGTCGAAAGGAGATCGTTGCACTGAAGTGCTACGATGCCTCAGAATCCCCTCTTCAAGGGGGTTCAGGAGAGGCTTAGCTTCTACCGACGAAGATGATCTTGTCTGCCTCTTCCTTTTGGGAGGCGCGACAACCGGCACCGTTGCTCGCGACGCAGACGATGTCCTTAAGGATATCGGATGGTCCGAAGAGCAACTTAGCCGTACTAGAAT